TTGCCAATTTTGATATAGGGGCGGTGGTGTTCGGGGAATTACTATCTAAGGGGAGGAGCCCTGCCAGGTTTGAACACCACGACAAGTTCGAGTTTGTGATATTCGATATATGGTCACAGAAAGATGAGCGGTTTTTACCCTACAACAATGTCTATCAATATGCCTATCATTATTCTCTGCCGGTAGTAGAGTGCTGGGCAATGACGCAACATACCGACATTGAATCCCTTTACTCCTATCGTGATAAGATGTTAGAATTGGCAAAAGAGAAGGGGCGAGAAGGCGTTGTGCTTAAAAACTATCATAGCCAGATATTTGCTAAAGAAAAGCTAGATACGCCTACTATCCAGAGGGTTGATATTGATGATGGTGCTGTGCATTTGCCGAGATTGCCTGATAGTGAGGTATTGGGGGCAATCGCTAAAGTTCATGCCGATTTAGGGGAAACATTTATGGACAAGAGAATAGCAATGCCCTTCATCGCCAAATATGTATCCGAGGAGCAGGATAAACATTTGTGTTCTAAGCCGGAACAATCGCTTTTCAGTTATTATCAGAAATACCTTGAAGGACTTAATGCCTAAACAACCATCAATAGATTTATCAGAGCTGTATAAACCCTTCTCTCAACAGATAAAGGCGCATACTGTTCTAGAGCGCTTCCCTCTTTATGGAGGAGCCTTCGGCGGAGGGAAGACAATCTGGCTAGTCAATGAGGGGATACAACTTTCATTGGATTACCCCGGCAATGTAGGGTATTTGAGTAGGCATGAGTTACCCGCTTTCAGGCGGTCTGTATTGATTGAACTTGAGCATTATATTCACCCTGCAATTTTAATTCAACATCATCAGACAGAGAACTATTTTAAGATAAATACTCAACCTTATACCAGAAAGGATACTGCGCCAAGCTATATCTATTATGGGGGGCTCGGAGATGACAAGGCTGGACTTGCTAGGTTGAGTTCTATGACTCTCGGTTGGTTTGGAATTGACCAGGCAGAAGAAACTACCGAAACCCACTTCAATATGTTAGCTGGACGTCTTCGTTTGATGCTTCCAGGTATTCGGTATAAAGGTTTACTAACCTGTAATCCTGCCCCTGGTTGGCTCAAACAAAAGTTTATCGAGCAAAAGTTAGATGACCATATCTTTATACAATCACTCCCCAAAGATAATCCCCATTTACCACCGGATTATGAGGCTAAACTAAGGAAAATATATCCGCCAGAATGGGTCAAAGCGATGCTTGAGGGTGACTGGAACGCATTGGAGGGGGGTAACTTCTTATTCCTATATTCGGACTTACGCAAGGCGGTGAATCGTGAGCTTGTAGTAACCGATAAAGATATTAAGTGGGGCGGACAAGATATTGCCCGTGAAGGTGATGATTCCTCAGTCTTTACTGTTCGGCAAGGTTCTAAAGTTATCTATACCGACTCATGGGCTAAGACAGATCTTATGGAGACAACAGGACTTATCCTAACTAAGATGGAACGGTTTAATCCAGACCCTAAGAATGTCAATCTGGATGCCGTAGGTATGGGTGCAGGCGTGTATGACCGCTTGCGTGAGCAGAAGGTTATGGTAAACGCCATCATCGCCGGTGGTGAGCCTATGGATAAAGAACACTACATCAACTCTAGGGCTGAGATGTATGACAACCTTAGAAAACGCTTTGAAGCAGGGACTATCAGTATACCCGATGACCAGGATTTAATAGCTCAGTTAAGTTCAATCCGTTTCAAAATCGCATCAGATAAGAAATTACAGATAGTGAGTAAAGAGGATATGAAGCGGGTGTATCGCCTCAAATCACCTGACAAAGCTGATTCGCTTGCACTTTGTTTTTACGAACCAGCCGTCCATAATCCCGCTATAAGGTGGCTATAAATGGCAAAGATAACAATTAAAGGTAAAGTGTTTCATGCTATTCCCCAGTGGGAAGAATATCTTGAAGATACAGATTTCACTTCAACTGAGCGGAAACCATACTTGCATAGATATTACATTGATGATGTTGAAGTGACAAAGGATGACTTTGAAAACCAATACAAGGCAATACTAAATGATTAACGGCTATTGGCGTCTCTACTGCTGGATACACGGAATAAAGATATGCCGGGCTTGTGGCGCCAGGCTAGATACGAATTACAAGAAACGCCGCCGAGGGAAGCTCTGCTTAGATTGTTATATTGTTGACCTATTGACATTGATACATTATACTTAAAGTAGGATATTATAAGGGTAACTATGCCTTCTTCAATTCTTCCTTCAGGCAGTCATCACATATCCCGTGAGTAATCGACCTATCCTTTAATGGTGGCTTTGTGCCGAGATACTTCTTGCACCACGAGCAGATTACAATCATCTTCTCTCCTTATTGCAACGCATTGCACTATCATTCCTATCATAAACCATAAATCACACAATGTCAAGGGGTAGCGATTGAATATTTTAGAAAAGATGTTTTCTCGAACAAAAAGACCTATCCCTAATAGTAATTACTTTAATGCAGGCGGCTTAATCCCCCCCGCTCTCTCAGAATCTAGCGCACTTGAGTCATACCTAAATGTAGGGTGGCTTCACGCTGTCGTGTTTCGTATAGCTCTAGGATGTAGTGAAGTTGAGTGGACACTGTTCGACTCCGCTAATCAAGAGAAACCCAAACAGATATTCAAACATCCGGTTCTTTCACTCCTGCATCAGGTCAACCCCTTTCAGACATCTAATGAGTTTATCGCCCTAGATACGATATACAATGAGCTAATCGGTGAGTCGTTTTGGGCTTTGAACTTTAACGCTCTGGGTGAACCTGCTGAGATTATTCTGCCTTACCCCCAGAGGATGTCAGTAATACCCGCTAAAGAATTTCCTTTTGTCAAAGGTTACGTCTACGGAGTCGGAGCTGAGGCAGTTCCCTTTGATGTTAATGAGATTATACACTTCAAGTATCCTAATCCTCTAAATCAATATCACGGGCTTGCGCCCGCCCGGGCGATAGGCATTAACCTAGATGCCGAGCAGAACGCCGACAAGTGGGTCAACCAGTTCTTCTATAATTCAGCTAGACCGGATGGAGTGATTTCATTCGACTATAACTTATCCGATGAACAGTTTGATAAGCTCAAGAAGCAATGGAGTGAGAAATACAAGGGTGTCTCAAAAGCCCACCAAGTAGCATTGCTTGAGGGTGGTGGCAAGTATCTCCAAATCCAGAACTCTATTAAGGATATGGACTTTGCTAACCTCAAGCAAAAGAATAGAGATGTTATTCTTGGTGTGTTCGGTATGCCCCAGTCAGTAATGGGCATATCAGAGAACGTCAACAAGGCCAATGCTGAGGCCGGGGATTATACCTTCGCTCGATGGATAGTTAAACCCAGATTAGAATGGAAGAGAGCCAAGTTACAAGAGCAGTTAATCCCTAAGTTTCGGCGTTCAGAGAATCTCACTTTGGGATTTATGGAAGTTGTCCCTGAGACAATAGAACAGAAAAGGGATTTAGCTGAATCCGGTATGAGGGCGGGCTATCTAACTATCAATGAAGCTCGTAAGATGCAACACCTTGACCCCCTACCTAACGGCGATGTTCTGTTAGTGCCTCTTAACCTTATTCCGACTTCTGTTACCACTAAGCCTGGGGTTGTTGGGCAACCTATTGCGGGCGAAGGTGATGCTGCTGAGAACATCGCTGAAGGTGAAAAACTTAATGGTATTCAGATTCAGGCTTCCCTTGAAGTTCTATCAAGACTGATTATGGGTAACATCCCATCTGAAGTTGCGCTTGAACTCTTAGTCGCCGTAGGTATTGATAGAGAACGGGCGCAGGGAATGATAGATGCCTGCCAAGGTTTTACCCCCGAAAATCCCGAATTGTTATTAACTACACCTAAGTCTAAGGGTTTAACCCCTGACCAGAAGAAACTACACTGGGAGAATTATGCCAAGACAACCGAGAGGCAAGAGCTAGTCTTTAAGAAGGTATTTGATAGCGTATTTACTGAGCAGAAGAATCAGGTTATTGAGCAGTTAAAGGGGTAGGGCTTTCTATACATCTACCGAGTTCACCTTCAAGCATCATCAGTAAAACAAAGGCATGACCCATTTTGCGTTTAGGATTATTGATAACATCTACTAAGTCCATACCGAGAGAAACATGGTCATAAGCATCATAATCTAGTAGGATTAAGGGTTTACCATCCTGAAAATATTTATCACCTAGTAGTTGGAGTTTACCAAAGGATTCAGTTTTAATTACATTCCTTTCATATTCAGTGGCGTAAAGTTGTTTGCGGGCATCAATATATCCCAACTTAGAGTCGTTCCAGTAAGTGAATTCAGGAATAGCACCCTTACCCATAGGATAACGAATTGCCCTAGAGTTATCAAATCCTAATTTTTGCCATTGATACCATTCAATTGTCATCCAATCAGTATCATCTAAATGTTGTTTATAAACCTTGCTGAATTGCCAAAGGTTCTCAAACTTCTTGGCGGGGGGAGCAGACAAAACAAAGGGGCTTAATTCTCTAAAATCGCCACTGCCAGAAGTAGTATCTATCACAACCGCATTAGATGGTAACTTGGCAAACTTAGATAATACTTTTATCATACTCTAATTATAGTAAGGATTAAAGAAAATGTCAAGTCCTGAAACTAAAATATTTATAGAGAAGTCTCTTAATGACCTAGAGCAGATACTATTATCAGATGAGGCGATAAAGAAGACTGCCCATAAGTTCCAACCTGCTATTGAGTTGGTGTATCACTCGGCTTTTGAAGATGCTGTTTAAGTAAAGCCCCCAAGACTTCAATTAGTTGTAATTCTGATTTTGAAATTGACTTATTACAACATAACGCCTTATCGCCATTACCCATACTCCCAATAAACCATTTTTTCTTCATACTCTAATTATACAGGAGATTAAATACTTTGTCAAGTAAGGAGTTTTATGGTTTACGGACATTACATAACTGATACAGTAGGCAATGAGCGATTCTTTGCTGAGGGTTGTAGTTATTGCCACATGAGTACGGGCGGGCAACACGAATTTAATTGTCCCTGTAAAGATATAAAAATAAACGATAAGCTTCGGGAATGGACTAAATTGAATTTCGTAATATTCAAGGATGGTAAGGAATTTCAATGGTAGTTAAACAACTAGATTCATTCGCAAAAGCGTGGATATTAGAGCGTTCCCTTACTTTGGCTAAGGCTATCAATATGACTACTATGGATGCTATCAGGAAGGCATTAGCTGAAGGATTTGCTGAGGGTGAATCTATCCAGCAACTTACCAAGAGGATTGAGGGATACTTTACTGATAACGCTAAATACCGGGCGGAAATGATTTCACGAACTGAGGTTATATCCGCTAGTAATGAGGGTGCTTTGCATAGATATGAACTTGAGGGGATAACCAAATCAGAAGTTTACCCTGCCCCGGATGCTTGTGAAGCGTGTCTTGAAGTTAAGGGGGAATATCTGACTAGCGAAGCACATGGTATTATCCCGATTCACCCTTTTTGCAGATGCGTAATTCTCCCTGTAGTTTAGGAGGTTGATTATTATGGATACGATTTACAAGCTGTTTAGAGCTGAAGTGCGAGGAGTCAATGCCGATGAGGGCACATTAGATCTAATGATTCCCGTATCTACGGCTTCAGTTGACCGAGATGGGGAGATTGTAGAACCATCAGCTTTCAAGAAAACACTACCCAAGTTTATGAAACGCCCGGTATTGGTATCTTCCCATGACTACCGAGACCTTACTTCACAGATAGGTGAGTGGACAAAGCTCAAGATAACTGACAATGGGGTAGAAGGCAAACCTAAATACTACATCAACGAAGGCAACGAGCAAGCCGATTGGGGATTCAAGTTAGCTTCTAAGGGTATGGCGGCGTTCAGCATCGGCTTTATTCCTAAAGAATGGGTTGATGGGGATGGTGTAAAAGAACCGAGACGCACATATAAAGAAGTTGAATTACTGGAAATCTCTCAAGTTATAGTCCCTAGTAATCGTGATGCCCAACAGTCTATCCGTTCTAAATCAGTTGACCCTGTGATTGATAAATTACTTGATGATGTTTTGGCTGATAAGGAATTAGTCACCAAACCCGAAGAGACAGACGAGTTTATAAGAATTCCTGTCAGGACTTGCGAGGTAACTGCCACGATAGATATCTCCAAGAAAGAGGGTATCTCTGCCTTGTATTGCGGTAAAGAGAAACAGGTTAAAACCTATCTTTTCCGCAAAGACAAAGGGTGGGATATGGAGAAAGCCAAAGCATGGGTTAAAGAACACGAGGGCAAATCAGCCCATGACATCTCACAGGAAGAAATTATAGACGAGATAGATTACCTGGTAGTGATGATAGACAAAGAAGGGCTTTCGGATAAGGCTAGGGAATCATTTAAGGATTTAATGAAGCGTTGCCATGCTAACGACATAGCAGTAAAGATAGAAGCTGAACTACCAAGTGTAGTCACAGTAACGCAGTCGGTTAAAAAGCCGGCCGCAGAATCACTTACTAATCTAGACATATTAGAATCAATCAAGCGAATATCAAAATAATGGAGGTAAATAAATGCTTACAGAAGAACAGAAGAAAGAACTGGATGCCGATATACAGGCAATAGTCCAGAAGCAAGTAGAGGAAAGGCTTGCAAAAGAAATCGTAAAGAGGTTTAGCCCCGGCGAAACTCCGGCACAACCGGCTAAACCGATGTGGAGTTCCCTTGGCGAACAGTTAATGGCTGTCAAGAACGCCGCAATCTCTCAGGGTCAGAATATGGATGCACGCTTAAAGGCAGTTGTCGGTATCAGCGAGGGTATCCCTGCCGATGGTGGCTTCCTGGTACAGACCGACTTCGCCACGACCCTACTGGAAAAGACCTTTGCAGCCAGCGACATCCTGAACAGGGTGTATAGAATCCCGATTGGTGCAAATTCTAACTCCATAAAGATTCCTGCCGTCTCCGATGCTAACAGGGCAGATGGTTCACGCTTCGGTGGCATACGAGCTTACTGGATGAATGAGGGCGGGACTAAAACCCCTTCATATCCTAGCTTTGCACAGGTTGCCCTAGAGTTAAAGAAACTCATCGGCTATACGACCTGCACCGATGAACTCTTGGAGGATGCCCCGGCTCTTGAGTCTTGGATTATGAGAGCCTTTGCTTCAGAGTTCGACTTCAAACTTGCCGATGCTATCATCAACGGTGATGGTGCTGGCAAACCCCTCGGTATCCTCGCTGCCCCTTGTCTGGTAACTGTTACGGCAGAGACTGGACAGGGTACTTCAACCATCGTAGCCGAGAACATCGTTAAGATGTGGGCTTCAAGGTTCGGCTCCATATCTAGTGAGTATGTCTGGCTGATTAACCAGAACATCGAACCCCAACTCTATACTATGGGCTTGGCGGTAGGTGCTGGTGGCGGGCCTGTTTATATGCCGGTGGGCGGGCTGAGCGTTGCTCCTTATGCAACGCTGATGGGCAGACCAGTTATTCCTTGCGAGCAATGTGCTGCGCTTGGTACTGCCGGCGATATAATCCTGGCAGCTCTTCCTCAGTACGTAATGATTGACAAGGGCGGAATGAAATCAGCCTCTAGCATCCACGTCAACTTCGCTACAGACCAGACAGCGTTCAGGTTTGTCTATCGTTGTGATGGTCAACCGATGTGGGCTACCTATCTCACCCCATACAAGGGCACGACTTCCTATCAATCGCCCTTCGTGGTACTCAACTCAACCCGTGACTAAATAAACAAATAGGGGGAGTTTGTAACTATTCTCCCCCACTTGTAAACAAACTGAAAATAATGGAGGTTAAATTAAATGGGTATTGTAAATCTAGACCAAAATATACATTATGTTCCGCTTTTCAACTATGCGGCAAAGACTACTACTTCATACACCAAGGGCATCAATATGAAACTGTACGAAAAAGTGCAGTTCTATATTAAACTTGAGGCTACTACTGTTGCTGACCAGACTGTTACTGTAACTCAAAGGGCAGCAGTGACTGCTGCTGCTGGAACTGCGATTGCAACTCATGGATACCGAGTCTCTGCAACCGCAGGTACAGATACTATGGGTGCTACCACAGCTTTCACGACTTCAGGATTAGCCATAACCTATTCAACGTATGATAATCTAACAGTTATCATTGACGTTGACTCATCTGACATGGTTACCGAAGCCCTGCCCTATGTCGGACTAGACTTCACACGGGGTGGTTCAGCCAGTGCCTATATGACTATATGGGCGTTGTGCTGGCCGAAGTATCCGAAAGAGACTAACGCTTCAGCATTAACCTAGAGAAAATGACAATCCCTAAACGAAA